AGTGGAAAGAGCAAAAACGACAACCGCTCCTTCCAAGGAGGTGAACGAGATGTACGGAACCGATAACCGGGCACGCACTGCAGACAAGGAACTCATTGAAGTCCTGACTGCAATCAGCGTCGTGTCCAAGCGTCTGGCAAGAAAACTCATGATACTTGCCGATCAGAGTCAACACATGGAAGGAGGAAAAGCAGATGAGCAAAATTGGCGATATGGCCACGTCTATCGCGGAACTGCGCAACGCTGCTGCCGCTATTAACGGCGTGGCAGACTGGCTGGCAGAGGCTTTCGGCTCTACGGACGCCACTAAAAAGGCACATGCTGCAGAACCGGCATTGAAGCTGGAAGATGTGCGGGCCGTTCTCGCAGAAAAATCCCGTGCCGGACATACCTCCGAGATTCGCTTGCTGCTTCAGAAGTATGGTGCGGATAAGCTCTCGCAGCTTGACCCAGCGAACTACAAGGCGCTGCTTGCCGATGCGGAGGTACTGAAAGATGCCACCTAAAGGACATGCAGTTCTCTCCGCATCAAGCTCCGATCGTTGGCTCCATTGCCCGCCGTCCGCACGGCTCTGCGAAAGCTACGAGGACAAGGGCAGTGATTACGCCGCCGAAGGCACTGACGCCCATGCGTTATGCGAGTACAAGCTGCGTCAAGCGCTGGGGCTGGAGGCAGAGGACCCCACCGAGAACCTGACCTGGTACAACGAGGAAATGGACGACTGCGCCACCGGCTATGCCGCTTACGTTCTCGAACAGGTCGAGGCCGCCAAGCAAGTCTGTGCCGATCCGGTGGTGCTCATCGAACAGCGCGTTGACTTTTCCCGCTGGGTGGAGGATGGCTTCGGCACAGCGGACGCGCTCATCATCGCGGACGGCACTCTCAAAATCTGCGACTACAAGCATGGACTTGGCGTACTCGTCCGGTCGGAGAAGAATCCGCAGCTCATGTGCTACGCCCTCGGTGCGCTGGAACTGTTCGACAAAATCTACGACATCGACACGGTCAGCATGACAATTTACCAGCCGCGCCGGGACAACGTCAGCACCTTCGAAATGTCAAAGCACGACCTTTTCCAGTGGGCTGACGAGGTGCTGAAGCCCACCGCCGAACTCGCGTTTGCCGGCGACGGCAACTTCCTCTGCGGCGAGTGGTGCGGTTTCTGCAAAGCAAAGACCGACTGCCGTGCCCGAGCCGAAGCCAATCTTGCTCTGGCACAGTACGAGTTCAAACTCCCGCCGCTCCTCACGGATGAGGATATTGAAGATATTCTTTCCAAGGTGGACGAGCTCGTCGCATGTAATCAGGGACAAGTTCGGCAGCGAAGGCATCGAGGTCACACTCGGCGGCGACTGCGAGCTTGAAACGATCATCACGGCGCTCAAGTTTATCACCAAGGTACTGGAGGACGGCGCGAAGGAGGTGCACGATTGATGTTTACCCTGTATAGCGCCGACATCATCGGCAACCCCGGCAACTGCTCCTATCCCAATAAAAACACCATAACGGACGCAGCCAGCCTGCAGCTCGCAGTATGCCACGACTATGTTTGTGCTGAGTATAAAAACAATTACCGCAACGGAGATAACTTCCTCGGCGCTGACTGCCTCCCGGTCGACTGTGACAACGACCACTCTGAGAATCCGACTGACTGGGTGCTGCCGGCGGATGTCGCCGCTGCTTTCCCGGACGTCAGCTTCGCGGTCCACTACAGTCGCTACAACATGCGGGAGAAAAACGGCAAGCCCGCTCGGCCAAAGTTTCATATCCTGTTTCCCATCGAATACATGACCGATGCTGCCGCCTACAGCGACATGAAAAAGCTGGTCAACTCGATCTTCCCGTATTTTGATACACAGGCGCTGGATGCCGCACGATTCTTCTTTGGCACGGCCTCGGCAGATGTCGAGCTCTTTCCCGGCAGCATGAATCTGGCCGAATTTCTGGAGAACGACGACTTTGACGCGGATCTGCCGGGCGGCCATCATGCAAGTCTCGTGATCCCGGAAGGCAGCCGCAATGCGACCATGTCCCGGTTTGCCGGGCGGGTCATCAAGAAATACGGCGACAGCGAAGAAGCCTACCAGTGCTTTCTCGACGAAGCGGCGAAATGCACGCCGCCGCTGGAGGACTCCGAGCTGTCGACCATCTGGCACAGCGCCCAGCGTTTTTACGCAAGGGTCCAGCAGCAGGCTGGCTATGTGCCACCGGAAGTCTATAACGACGATACCTCCTATAAGCCTGACGATTTCTCCGACGTCGGTCAGGCCGAGGTGCTGGCGAAGCACTTTTCCGGGGAGCTTCGGTATTCACCGGCGACGCATTTCATCCGGTACACGGAACACTACTGGAAGGAAACCGAACCCGGAGCACAGGCCGTCGCCCATGAGCTGACCCGCCGCCAACTTGAGGAAGCCGCGAAGGATATGCGCGATGCGATGAAAGCCCTGACGGACTGCGGTGCGCAGAGCATCCTCGATACGACCTCAAAGGTCAAAGCCGAAGCCCTATTCAATGACGCACAGGCCGAAACCTATGCCGCATTCCTTGCGGCCAAAGCATATCAGTCCTTTGCGATCCGCCGCCGCGACTCCAAAAACATCACCGCCACGCTCAAAGAGGCACATCCCATGCTGGAGATTTCGCCGCGTGATTTGGACGCCGACTGCTTCGCGCTCTGTACCCCTGCCGCCACCTATGATCTGCGTCGTGGCATCGCGGGAGCTCGTGAACATTCGCCAGAGGACTACATCACCAAGATCACATCTGTTTCACCTAGCAACAAGGGCGAGCAGATCTGGCGGGACAGTCTCGACCTGATCTTCTGCAAAAATCAGGAGCTCATCGACTATGTCCAGATGATCTGCGGGTTGGCTGCCATCGGGAAAGTCTTTGTGGAGGCGCTCATCATATCCTATGGCTGCGGCCGAAACGGCAAGTCGACCTTCTGGAACGCGGTCTCTCGTGTGCTGGGTCTCTACAGCGGCAACATCTCCGCCGACACCCTGACGGTCGGCTGCCACAGGAACATCAAGCCGGAAATGGCGGAGGTCAAAGGCAAACGTCTGCTGATCGCGGCCGAGATGCAGGAAGGCGCGAGACTCAACGACTCCACCGTCAAGCAACTCTGCTCCACTGACGATGTGTTCGCGGAGAAAAAGTACAAGGACCCGTTCAGCTTCACGCCCTGCCATACACTGGTACTTTACACCAACCATCTGCCGAAGGTCAGCGCCTCCGATGACGGTATCTGGCGCAGGCTGATCGTTATCCCGTTCAACGCTAAGATCGAGGGCTCCGGCGACATCAAGAATTACGGCGAGTATCTCTACAACAACGCCGGCGAGAGTATCTTGGCATGAGCGCGGCCCGCTGGATTCAGTGCGAGGAGGCCATCACGGAATACGGTTTTCTCGCCAAGCATCCAACTACCGGCAATGCCATCGCCTCGCCCTATGTCACGATGGCAAACAGCTTCAAGTGCCAGACCCGCGCAGACTGGGCTGAAATTTTTCAGATCGTAAAAGAAAACTACGCTGCCGGTTACAGCGGCGACAATCCGCAGGACGACCTGATGGAGCGCCTGCTCACGGCGCGGAAAGGAAAATAATCTATGGCGAATACAGAACGCTTTGAAAAAGTGCATATTGATAAACTGGTACCTTACGCTCGGAATGCTCGTACCCACAGCAAGGAGCAGATTGCACAGCTTCGGTCCAGCCTCCGGGAGTTTGGCTTTGTCTCTCCCGTGATTATCGACAACAATTACAACATCATCGCCGGTCATGGCCGTGTTGCCGCCGCCAAGGAGGAAGGCTACAAAACGGTTCCCTGCGTATTCGCGGAGAACCTGACTGAAGCGCAGAAACGCGCTTACATCCTCGCGGACAACCGTCTCGCCATGAACGCGGGCTGGGATGAGGAAATGCTGGCGGTCGAACTCTCCGATTTGCAGGCCGATGCCTTTGATGTCTCTCTGCTCGGTTTTACCGACGCGGAGATGAATAAGCTCTCCGGCGCGGCTGAGAATGTCAAAGAGGACGACTTCGACGTCGATGAAGAATTGAAAAAGCCCGCCGTCACAAAACCCGGCGACCTGTGGCTGCTCGGCAATCACCGCCTCGTCTGCGGCGACAGTACCAAGGCGGATACCTTCACCCTGCTGATGGATGGGAAGCTCGCCAACCTCACGGTGACTGACCCGCCCTACAATGTAAATTATGAAGGCAGCGCCGGGAAGATCCAGAACGACAACATGGCGGACGACAAGTTCTATGAATTCCTGTTTGACGCCTTTGCCAACACAGAAAAGGCAATGGCGCAGGATGCCTCCATCTATATATTCCATGG